CTTGTAATTATACTATCAAGTTCATGAAAATTCAAGTTTTGCATTTCATCAACGATAATAATACAATTATCCATGGTTGTACCACGGAGGAATGAAGTAGACCAGAAGCGAACGGTTTCTTGTGCCCGCAATGCGTCATACAACATTTCAAACTCATTATCATCCTGCATCTCAAACATGTATTTCACCATGTTTTTGTATGGGATCTGATAGAGAGAGGACTTATCCTCATGATCTCCAGGAAGAAAACCAATCTCACGAGTAGCAACAAGAGAGCGAACCACGTACACCTTCTCATAAGGTGTGAACTGATCTAGAACATCTCTCAGTGCAAGGTAGAGTGCAATAAATGTCTTACCTGTGCCTGCTGCACCATATGCGAAAAGATTTTTACCTTCCTTATATGAGTTAAAAAATCTTTCCTGATTATCTGTCAATGGTTTAATATCAACCATCGCATCAGAATTGATTGGTTTCTTTCTCTTCAGTTGTCGTGAACTCATGCTACCAATACCACTGATAGCGTCACCTTTGTTTCTTTTTTTTGCGGGCATACTTAGATTTTGCTGATGTTAGAACCTGGGACCGAATTGACCTTGGACAGAACGTCATTCCATCCAGGATTTTTCTTGGCAAGTTTATCTTTCCATTCACCGACTTCACCTGAAGCAGGACAAGTAGATGGATCACTCCAATCTCTCTTCCAGTCAGGGTTGTCTTCACACCATTGTGTCCAGTCATGGACACTCATGCTCACATTTTTTTGTTCTCCAGTCTCTTTATGGACTACTGGGTATGTTGCCATGGTTACAAAACTCAATGATTTATTTAGACCCACTCAAGGGCTTCTGAAACTGTAGGGAACTGTTCGATGAACACTTTCTTACATGCCTCTGCAACTTGCATGTGCTCCTTCTGTGTGCCATGTGCAGAGCGCAGAGTGATATAATGGATCCATGACCTGCATGATCCCGTCATATAGATTCTGGTGGGTGTGCATAATGGAAGCACATTTCTTGCACATTCCTTTGCCACGCCACGTTCAAGCATTTGTTGATACAATGCCATCGAAGAATCAAACAGAGTTTGCATTTGCAGTTCTAAATTCTGCACCAAGAAAGGATCAAGATCATCAATAGAGTTCTGACGATTCTTATCATCTTGACGACGCATCTCTGGAAGAGGGATCTTATTGAAACCTAGCAAAGATGAGTCAGCATACCGCTGGGAAAACTCTTGATATGTGAACGAACGGTGCCTCAGAATTTGAGCCGCGATAGCACGAGTCGTTTCAATCTCAAGAGTCATTGTGGATTGTTCAAACACAGACCAGTGATTGTGTTTGATACAGTATCGTAAGAGACCAGAATACTTTTCGTTATCCTGGTTGTTAGGGTTGGAAACTCTGGCGATATAAGCCATAGTTTGTTCTGCGTCAGGAGTAACGCTTACAAGTTTAACAGTCATAAATC